GCAGCACAAGGTGGTCGTACTGATGTCCCAGCAGATAGTCTTTATGCTGATACATCAAATGCAGAAATAGAACCTACGACAATTAACGATTTACGTCGTGCATTCAGATTACAAGAATGGCTTGAGAAAAATGCTCGTGGTGGTACACGTTATATCGAGTCTATTTTAAGCCATTTTGGAGTTAGGTCATCAGATGCAAGATTACAACGTCCTGAATATATTACTGGAGTAAAAACCCCAGTTGTTATAAGCGAAGTCTTAAACACAACTGGAGAAGATGGTGGTTTACCACAGGGCAACATGGCTGGTCATGCTTTATCTATTAGTAGCGGTAAAAGTGGCTCTTATTATTGTGAAGAGCACGGTTATATTATCGGCATAATGAGTGTAATGCCTAAAACCGCATACCAGCAAGGAATTCCAAAAACATTCCTTAAAAATGATACATTAGATTATTATTTTCCATCTTTTGCAAATATTGGTGAACAACCAGTACAAAAGCAAGAGTTATTTGCATATACTACAACTAAAGAGGATACATTTGGTTATGTACCAAGATATGCAGAATATAAGTTTATGCCTTCACGCGTAGCTGGAGAGTTTAGAACAACTTTAGATTATTGGCATTTAGGTCGCATTTTTGCAACCGAGCCAAATTTAAACTCTACATTTATAGAATGTAACCCAAATGATACAACACGTATATTTGCAGTAGAAGATGGAACAGATCCACTATATTGTCATGTATATAACAAAATTCAGGCACTTAGACCAATGCCTAAATACGGAACACCAAGCTTCTAGTGTCCACACAATGTTTAAACCCTTTCCAGTTAAAAGAGGAAAATGGAGGTCATTATGTACCCTGTTCAAAGTGTTTAAATTGTAAAAGACGTAGAGCAAGTACTTGGTCAGTACGATTAGTTAAAGAAGGAGAGCGGAGCATATCCGCTCACTTCTTAACTTTAACCTACGACACAGAACACGTACCAATAACCGCTAAGGGTTATATGACGTTAAAAAAGACAGATATTCAGAAATTCTTTAAAAGATTACGGAAATGTCATGGAAAAGAACACAAATCTATAAAATACTACGCCGTTGGAGAGTATGGAGGTCAGACATTAAGACCACATTACCATATAGTTATATTCAACGCTGATATTAATTATTTCGAACGTGCCTGGGCATTAGATAACAAAAAGATTGGCGAAATACATGTAGGAACTATAACCGATGCTTCAATCGGTTATACTTTAAAATACATATCAAAAGCAGCCAAAATACCAATGCATCAGAACGATGATAGAAGCAAAGAATTTGCATTAATGAGCAAAGGACTTGGCTCAAATTATATAACCGAAAATATATTAAAATGGCACAAAGCAAACGTCGAAGAACGCGTATACGTACCTTTGTTAGATGGCAAAAAGGCTCCATTGGCGAGGTATTACAAGCTGAGGATATACGACGAATTCGAGAAGGAACGAATTTCTTATTACTTCCAGAAGAAAGCATCCGAAGCAAAAGATTTATTAGTAGAGGAACATGGCAACAATCTACAATCTTTTAACGAAAACAAAATTTACGATAGTATTCGTAAATTGAATAAAAAAGAACATTTAAAAATTTAACAATGATTAAAACTTATTTAAACCGAGAAGAGCATACTCGCCGTTACGAAGTAAATAACGAACCAAGTGAAACAGTACCAGATCAAGCTATGTCTATTCGCACAATTCTTGACCGTTATTCAAGAGGTTTGCCAATATCAGGGCAAAGAGTCCCTATTTGGCAACAAGGTGACGATTACAACGACATGCCAGACATTAAAACATTAGATCTTGCTGAAAGGCAAGAATATGCTGAATTATATCAGCAAGAATTAAAAAGTTTACAAAAAACTTTGAAATCTGAAAAAAATCATTCAGATTTACAAAAATTATCGGATATTAGCTCCGAGGAACAAAACGGCGTTTTGAGTGAGCTCGATTAATCGAGCTCGCGCAAAGCGCAAGACAAGCGAAGCGCGTCAGCAAAGCACTAATAATACTTGATATATTAGTGCTAGTTGACACCAAGTCAACGAAAACAAAAAAAAGGAGTATAAACCCCCACCCTAAGAAAAAAGCAAAGCGGCTGAAAGCCCCAGGGGAGCAAAAGGGAAGTAGCGTAGCGGATGACCCAAGGCGACCAAAGGGCGAAAGCAGCTTGCTTTCTGGGGTTTAGAAAAAAACGACTGAAAGTTTATGGATACAGAAACGAAAAAAACAGAAAACCAAAAACAAGCAGCAACGCTGGAACGACCGAAATCGTCGCGCAAACCAAAAAATATAACTAATTACAAACAGAGAGGCCTTTTAGGCCGTATCTATAAAACCCTTATAACATGCCATTTATCATTCCACAAGCGTTAATTACCGCAGGTAAAGCTATAGCAGGTACACTACAAGCAGCGAAAACAGCAAAAACAGCAGCATTAGTAGGAAATGCATTAAATGTAGGTAGTCAGTTATTAACAAATAGACAACAAAAACGTACAAATTTAGAGATGTACGATAGACAAAGGGCAGATGCATTAGCAGACTGGAACAGACAGAACATGTATAATGCACCAGATGTACAAATGAAAAGATTCAAAGATGCAGGGTTAAATCCACATCTTATATACGGTCAAATGACAACCGCTCAACCTATAAAAACACCAGAAGCGAAAGCGCCTAATTATGTAGCACCTCAGGTAGATCCAGAGGGATTAAATGTATTAGGAAAACAATATGCATTAGAAACTCAACGTTTACAACTTGAGAATATGCAAAAACAGGGAGCTTTAATAGAAGCACAAACTATGAAAACCAACAGTGAAACTGATTGGAAAAATGTTAATACAAAATTTGCAAAAGACACATTTGATATTAGGAAATTTACATTAGGTAACAAGGAAACATTATCAGCTGGAGAAGTATATTTACAAGACCAAAAGTTTAAACAAATAGAAAGTCAAATAAGAAAAACAAATGCAGAAGTACAAAATATATTAGTAAATACAAATTTATCTGTTGCGAAGCAATCAGAAATTGCACAAAAAATATCTAGTATGAAACAATATATGGAGTTAACTAACGAAAAAATAATTACCCAAAAACAAGAAAATGAATTTATGAAAAAAATTCAAGCTATGGGAGTAGCTGGACAAACCGCAGCAGCATTATTACGAGCATTAGGAAAAAAATAATTTTTAACAATAAAAACCCTAAACATGAAAAGACGTATGTCTAGAAAACGAAAAGGCGGTTACAGAAAAGTAAACCGTAATTATTACATTCAACGTGGTGGAACCCGTTTATAAACCTAAAAAACAAAAAACAAACATGAAAAACTTATTCAACAGTATTAAGTTAACAAAGCCACAAAAAAACAGCTTTGATTTATCCCATGATGTTAAGTTATCAACAAAAATGGGCCAATTGACACCAATTCTAACATTAGAATGTGTACCTGGCGACAAATTTAACATTGGTTGCGAAAGCTTAGTAAGATTTGCACCACTTATTGCACCAGTTATGCACAGAATGGATGTAAGTATGCATTATTTCTTTGTACCAAATCGTATATTATGGTCAAATTGGGAAAAGTTTATTACAGACGCAAATAGCGGAATAGTAGCACCAACATTAGATCTAAGTTCATTTTGGGCAACAAACCCAACTTTGGCATCATCTTTACCATTTTTAGATTATTTGGGTGTGCCTCCAATCCCAACAACTGCATCTGGTACCACATCAATTAGTGCATTACCAGCAGCAGCCTATCAGTGTATATATAATGAGTATTATAGAGATCAAAATTTACAAGCACCAATTAACTATCAGTTAGTAGACGGCCCTGTTACAGGTGTTCCTAGAGCACGTGAATTAACAACATTACGTAATAGAGCATGGGAACATGATTATTTTACAGCATCATTACCTTTTGCACAAAAAGGTGCTGCCGTAGATATTCCAATTGGATTAGTAGAGGGTGATTTACCAGTTTATTTAAATAGTTCATCTGGAACATCATTAAACGGAACACCTTCAAGTGTAAACGTAGCAGCACAAGGTGGTCGTACTGATGTCCCA